TGCTCAAAGGCCGCACCAGCGTCAGGGACGTTGATGCCGTAGTTGGGGATTTGTTGCAGTGCCATAGTTAGAATCCACCAAACGAGCCGAGCATACGCCCGAACGTGCCGATTACGTTGCCGGTTGCCTGACCCTGCGACAAGAACTTGCCAGCGCGAGCCGCGCCAATGTCGCCGTACAGACCCGCGATATCTGCGCCGGTCTTGAGTCCTGCCGTTGCCTGACCAGTGGCAGACGCCTGCCCCAACTGAGCGATGTTCTGCCCGGTGGTCTGCCCAAGTGCCGTTAGGCCACCAAGGCGACCGTACTGCTGCCCAATGTAGTCCTGAAGCATCTGCGGACGGTACTGGGCTAGTGCGCCTTGGATATTGCCGCCACGCAGTCCGCCAGTAGCGGATGCCTGCTGAAGCATGGCTTCCTCACCCTGACGGGTCAGCGCCAAAAACTCAGGATTGGAGGCAAGGGCATTGATTGCCTCGCGCTGCTTCTCCGGCCCTTCCAAGCCAGCAAGGATGCGCTGCTGTTGCAGCGACTGCGTGCCGGTTTCAACGTAGGGCTTCAGCCCCGTGAGGGCTTCAGTACCGGCATCGACGTAGGGCGCTAGAACAGCCTGCGCGGCGTCAAACTGGCGGCGCTGCTCGGCAATACCGGCCTCTGCGCCCTGTACCTGAGCGCGGGCAGCACGGGCTGCGGCATTGCTCTGATTGGCGGCACTGGCAACGCTTGCCACGCCCGCAACGATAACAGCGGAACCGATAAGACTCATTGCAGTGACTCCAGCGCGGGATGGTTGGAAGCCTCAAGCGCCGCCCGCGACGGTGCAATGGTGTACATATTCCACAACCGCGCAGGGTCAATCTCGTTGTCAGGATTGGCGTGGAACGTAGTGAAAACAACGTCAGTCAGCGCCAGCCCGGCACGCTTAACGCCAACAGGGGAGCGCCCCATTTGACCGGGGCCAGCGATGATGGTTTCGCCACGCTCATTGGTGAATGCCAACTGTCCTTCGCGGACAACCCAGAAGTTCTCGTGACGATGCACAGCGCCCGTGATGAGCGTTCCGGCAGCAACGTGAATGGTGCGGGCATAAAGACCGTTACAGAAGTCGTGGTCAAGCGGCACTTCTACCTGCGGCAGACGCAGCATTGCGGATTCCAAGTCGTAAATCGACTGGAACTGCGTGTCAGCAGGAAGGGAGATTTCAGCCACTCCGGTCGCCTCGGCACACGGGAGAGCTGCCGGAAGCTCAGAATGCTCGGCGGGCTGATTTTCCCACGCGGTTTCAGGGGCGTCCAAAATCAGTCCTCCCCTTCACATTCACGCGGTTCCCACGCCTGACAAGTCCGCAGGTTGTGGCAAACGAAGTCAAACCGCTCGCAGAAACCGCGACCGCCGCCGTCCTCATCGAGGGCGTTCAGCGGGATCGATTCCATTTTCTCCTGCCACTCAGGGCCGTTCTGGAAGTACTCGCAGTTCGCGCAGAACCGGCGACGGGCTTCCTTGGAATCCACGGCCCACGACTTTGCCAGTTTGTCCCAGAAGGGTTTGTTTTCCGTGGGACGGATGGAGGTCTTGAGCGGCCCCAACTGCCACTCGTCCATCAGCATCTTGGTTGTGCGCGTGTTCTGCGCTGGGGTCGGAAACGATTCCTCAGGGATGCCTCCCATGACCATGATTTCTGGCATTTTCATCAGGTGAACTCCCTGCCAGCGGCAGAAACGACAATGGAATTAGCGCCCGAGACGGACACCACAATGAACCCGCCGGACTCCAGTACCTGCCCCACAAGGCCGGGGAAGTCGTAGGTTTCACCGGGGACGATGGAGCGGTTTAGGTAAATGGCATTGCTGTTGCCAGCCACGCCGCCCGATACCACCAAGTAGACCGACATCAGGACGTTGCCACCCGAGACGTTTGTCCCGGTGAACTTGTCGATGGACGCCTTGCAGTTGGACGCGGTGTACATCGTCGTGGACGACGTTGAGGCGTACTGGCGGGGGATGATGTTCTTAATCGTGACAGCCATGTTAGTTCCCAATGTTGTCGGTGACGGTCAGGATGAGCGAGGGGATGGCGGGGCAGAATGCCGTTGCTGATGTGGCAAGCAGTTGCACCGAGGTGTCTGCCGCAGCCCACATCAACTCAAAATAGTCGCCCTGATTCAACTGCGCGAGGTAATTCCATGCTGCCACGAGTTCGCCGTCGTTGCCTTTGAGACGCAACTGACCGGCACTGTACGGGACATCAAGCCCGTTCACTCGCAGCCAAATGTAGGCCAAATGAATGCCGCCAGATGCGTTGTCCAACTGAGCCGAAAACTGAAGGTTGTACAGCGCACCACGGTCAACGTAAATGCGACTGGTAGGTGTGCCGACGTACACGCCAAACGAAATGTCGGTCGTGTTGAAGGTCATTGCCGTGGCAGTGTTGATGGCTGCTACGTTTTGAGTGGCGGTGCTGTAAAAAGACCCGTACCGGCGCGACTCAGGCGGCTTGACGGCAGGCGCTGCCGCCAGTGCAGCAACCTGCTGCTCTACCGCTGACACCCGCGAAATGGCCTGATTGGCAGCGGCAATGCCGTTTCCGGCAGAGACTGCCACCTCAAAGATGGTTTCCGGCTGCGTGGCGTCTGCTGACGCAAACAATCGCTCAAACTGCTTGATTGACTTGGGGTCTTTCAGGAACGCCGCGAGTTGGTCGCGGGTCAGGTGCAAACGGTAAGGGCTGGTAGCCACGGTCAGTACGCCAGCGGCTCAAGTTGCGCCTCAAGGCGAGCGAGCGTCAGACGGGCGCTGGACGTACCGGAGAACCGCTGAATGCGCCAGTTGCGGAGGATGCCGCAGCGGAACCAGCAAAGGCGCTTGGAGCGGTCGCCAGACTTGCCAGCAGAAATGTACCGCTCCATTGACCACGTTTCGCCGTCAAGCGAGTACGCCGTGGAAATGGTCGGGTTGCTGCCAACCGCAACGCGCCCGGTAAGGGCAACTAGTTCCATCTCGTTGATGATTGCGCCACGGCTTTCGTTGTAAATGATCGTCGTGCCGAATTCCCAACGCACTTCGTTGCCAAACTGCGTGCCAATGTCCGGGTCAAGGATGGCAACGCTACTGGAGGCGGTGTCGCCGCAGTACCATGCATCATTGACCCAAACAAGATGGCGGGGACGGTACACGCTGTAGCCAAACAGCGCACCCGTCAGGACAAACCACACTGGCTCGCCCACGGCTTGCGAGGCAACGATATCGTAGCCAAGCGTGCGGTCAGGCAGGTGAATGAACAACTGTTGTTGACCGTTGCCAATGCGGGATTCCATCTCAACCGCAGCCAACTGCGTCTCGGTGTACCCGGCAAGGATGGTGTCAATCTCGCGGGTCGCAATCTTCTGCGCGTTGCCGTTAGCCCCAAGGTACACGGACGGCGCTTCGTTGCGCCCGTTGCCAAGGAACGCAATGGCGTCCGCAAACTGGCAGCAGGCGTGCGTACCGACGCAGCCCTTCTGAATCTGAGCGCCCTCAACGCGGGCAAACGGGAACAGATCACCACCGACGTTGTCAAAAACCTCGATGGTGTGGCGATTCAGTGCGTAAATCTCATTACGCAACTTGATGAGCGCCACGACGGGGTCGGGGTCGGCTTCACTGGAGCCGTACTTGAGCGGATTGACGGAAAACGGGTCTGACAACTCGGTCACGACCAGATACTGACCGTCAGTGGTCATGAAGTACCCGTCAACCCATGCCACATCCAGCACCACCCCAAGGTCGGGGTCGGTCACTTGCGTGAGCGTGTTGGCGGCAATGTCAAAATAGAACAGGTTGTTGCCGGAGGCGATTGCCACCAGCGTGAATGAGTAATCGAGCGTGACCGGGCCAGTGCCGCCAACGTCGCCAATGGTCACGACGCTGTTGTCGGTCAGCACCTGTACGAACTTCGTACCCATGACGCGGTAGTGGAAGCCGTTGACCTCGATGCCGCCACGGTCAATACCGGGGCCAGCACTGACAGTCCGTGCGCCGTCAGCAGGACGAACGTAGCCGTTGCTGATGCCATTGGGCAGGGCAACTGGCACGAGGTTCACGGGGTACGAGCGCCGGAAGTCAGGCCCGTTGTCCGTGTAGATGCCGCTGAGTACTGGGATTTGCATCAGCAGTTCCACACTTTGAGCGACAGCGCCTTGCGAGTCGGGCGTCCCTTCTCGTCCTTCATTGG